GTAGCTCGACCTGTTTGAAATTTATTTGGTAGCACGTTGAACTCCTCAAATGATATTCTTGTTAATTGTGTTTCAGCTCCACCTGCACTTGTTTGAACTGTAACTACTAAAGCATCACTAACTGAGTCAGCTAATGAAACTGTATTTGTACTTGCAACTACTGTTACTGCAGTTGTAAATGTACTCCATAATAGTATACCACGATTTTGCCAATCATTCAACATTAAATTTATTGAACGTCTAGCTGAAGCAGGTTCATGTCCAAGAGTTTCTTCACCACCAATCATCTCAGTAGCTTCTTGAATAATCTCATCAATATCTAAATTAAAATTATATGTTCCTGATGTTGCCATTATCCTCTAGCCCTTTTTAATTGTTGTTTAGCTTGTTTAGCTAATCTAGCTTGTTCGTTTTTACCTTGTACTTTTGCTCTTTGTTCTAACACCGTTAATATCTGTATCTTTCTAGCATAAGGTTTTTTAATTCTTTTAACCTTTGCTATTGTTTTTTTTGCATCTGCTACAGTAGCATATTTAATACTTACTGTATCTTTAGGGTTCTCATCAGTATATAATCTACGACCAGTACCCTTAGGTTTTTTTCCTGTTCCCTTTTTTGGGTCTTTTCTTTTTCTCATTCTTTTTCACATAATTTGCAACTATCTTTGCTTGATTTGCATGAAGCTTAGAAGCTTTTTTTAATTGTTTAGTTACTTTTTTTAATCTTCTTACCATATTATACTTTTTTTGTTTTTTTCTTTTTAAATGTTGACACAAATGTAGGTTTACCTCCTACTCCTTGTGCTTTAGCTCTTTTTCTTTTTACTGCAGACCTACGTTGTGATGCTGTCATTCTTTGTGCTTTAGCTAATGGAACACATTTAGGATATTTACGTTTAGAAGTTTTTGCATTCTTTCTTCCACAGGGTTGAAATTTTCCTCCTTTTTTAGGAGCTCCAATATCAACCCATTTTTCTCCTACCCATTTTCTAAGTCCACCACCAGTCTTAGCTCTAACAGTTTTTTTCTTTTTCTTTTTAGTTTTCTTTTTTCCTCCAGGTTTTATTTTACCAGAGCAAACAGCAGATGCATACATATTTGCATAAGCTGATGGGTATACATCAAACTTTCGTTTTGCTGCTGCTTTACCTTTTGGACAAAGTTTAGCCATTATCTAGTTCTACCACCAGACTTACGTCTAAGAGTTCCACCTTTTGACATATATTTAGTTCTCTTTGTGGGACCACCTCCCATTCTTTTAACAGTTCCACCTTTTGACATATATTTAGTTTTTTTACCTGGCATTTTTATTTCCTTTCTTGTTTGTAAAGATTGTTAAATGTTTGCTCTGCATCTAAATAACTATCATGAATCTCTGATGAATGAAGATGTTGAGAAGGTACAAAATCAGGAGCACCTTCTCCTTTTAACCAGAGAGCAGGACTAGTTACTCGAACTCTATTATTTGGTAATGCTACTATATTACCTGTCCAATTACCTGCATCAATTAATTGTAAAACATGATTTTGTTTATGTTGAGCAGGACAATCAGAAATATCACTTTCTGTAAAATCTACGGTAAACATGTAACGACCTTTATAAAATTCACCACCAATTTTACATAACCAAGGACTTGCAGTTAACAAGTCTAATTTAATAATTGAATGTGTTCTTGAAGAACAATCCCAAGGTTGAGCTAAATGTGTTTCCATTCTTTCAGGAGCTTCATCTAATACTTCGTCAGCTATTAAAGCTGTGATTGGCATTCTTGCCCACATTGCACCACCATGTACATTCTCTTTTTCTCCAACTCCTGTAAATACAACTTGAAATGATAAACATCTATCAGGAATTGTTGTAACAGCAAAAGCTATACCATGAAGTAATTCATCGTCATATTTTAAATGATTATGGGTAAATTCTTTTCTAACCCAACATTTAAAGTGGGGGATATTACTTATTAAATATGACACTTAACACCTCCATCTTCGTCTAGCTTGTCTTAACCTAGAATTTGGATTCTTAGCTGCTTTAGGAAACTTTTTCATTTGCCCTGCAGACCTAGCACAAAAACTTCTTCTTCTTGCTGCTCGTTTACCTGTAGGTTTCTTTTCTGTTACAGCAGTTTGTAATTTACTTCCAGGGTTTTGTCTTCTATATTTTTGAACACCTTTTTTAGTTAGACCTGCACCTTGTTTAGTGGGACGTTTATCCCCACTACCAATGGTCATGCCTTGCATTCCCTTACCCTTTTTCTTTTTTTTCCTAGGCAATTTTAGTATAACCTGCAGCAACTATATCATTACCGTTATGACCAGAAGATTTATTTCCAATTATTCCACCATAACGTCTATTGATTAATCCACCTTGAGCTTTACCTTTTAACTTTTCTTGTTTAATAGTTTGTCCTACAGCTTTTTTACCTGATGGTGCAGGTGCAATCTTTAACATACCTTCAGCAACAGATTTCTTTTTTGGGTCAGCAGCTCTACCAATAAAAGCTGAAACTTTATCTTTATCTACTTTTACTCCTGCATTTTTAAGAAAATCTAATACTTGTCTTGGAGTTGTTTTACCTGCTTCAAAAGCTGCTTTAATACCTTTTCCAATACCAGTAATTCTAGTAGCTTGTCTAATTTTAACAGACCCTGCACCAGTTCCTTTAGTAGTTTTTGCTGCAGCTTTTTCTGTTGGTTTAGAAAACATTTTTAAATTATTTTTTAAAAATGAATTAGCAAACTTTTGTTTATTAGTATCAACAATATTTCCTAAACTTTTTTTAAAGTTTTCTGTTGATACATTTTTACCTTTCATAAAATTTTTAATAGCTGTATTAGCTTGTTTTTGAGTTTTCACTCCTTTTAATATTTTTCCTAATCTTATTAGTGACATTTGTATCCCCCTTATTTTACAAATATGTTTGGTACAGGTTTTAACTCTGTAGCAAAATCTTTTGGTTGTTGATATTCTTCATTAACAACTGCATCTTGAATCGGACCATGAACGTCAGGTCCCTTTCTAGCAGCTCCGTATCCTTGACCTGTTGGTTTTCCTGTAATCTCAGAAAGCTTTGGGTTAGGATGTAAATTAGTTCTTGGTCCCATTAGTTTCCTCCTTTATCATAGAACGATTGAATAAATTTATTTCCGTCATTGGATACTTTACCTCCATAAAGTTGATATTGCATCCCAGTCTTCTTGTTCTTTTTATTTTTTTTATTACCTGGTTTAGTAATTTGTTGTGATATATTTGTTCTTAACATAACCATATTATACCTTATCATATAGGGAAGATACAAGCTCATTCCCTCCTATCATTCCTCCACGTTTTTTCTTTTTTGTAGGAACTACTTTTAATTTTGGAGGAGGTCTATTTGATGGTGAAACAATTTTTTTTCTTGTAACTATTTCTGGTTTAGGTGAAAAATCTTTTATAATACTTTCTAGTGTTTTTTTAGGATATCCTTGTAGCTCAGACATAATTTCTTTTACATTTCCTAAACGAATTTTAGGATTTTTTTTAGCATACATTTTTAATATTTCTAAAGCTTTTGTTGCTAATTCTTTTTTCATTAGTTTGACCCCTGTATTAAAGTATTAGGTCCACCTGTAGGACTATTTGCACTTTGCATATCATCTTGTCTTGTTCTTCTTGCTTGATTACGTAAACCATCAATAGCATTTTTATATCGTGTTTCAAACAATGTCATATTTTCAAAGTTTTTCATAAACACACTAGCTTCAATCATGCATGAATAAAATAATGCATCATAACAAAACTCACTAAAATAATTGGTGGGATTAGCTGAAGTTAAAGCTGCAGGACGTGATACAGTTTGTATCTCTCCTGATAATGTAGAAGTGGGAGTTGGTACAATATAAATAGATGTATTATTTTTTCTTGAATAGTATCGAGGAACTCCTGTAGATGCACTAGCATAAGGAAAATAATCTATTGCATATTCATATGTTCTTTGTAATAGATTAACTTTAACACCTGCTGAGACACCTGTAGTAGAAGCACTAGTTGTATAGTTTACATTTCTAACAACTCTAGTGCCTGAAGGAAGTGATACTGTAGGATTGCTTGCTGATAATGTAATCGTTGTAAAAACGTCTAACCCAAAATCATCTAAGTCTTTTGTTAAACGTATTTCTGCTTTTTCAATAAAATAAGGAATCTGGTCTGCAAACTCTGTAGAATCATTTTCCGTAGTATTGATTAAATCTGTTGTTAAAAAAGAATAAGTCGACATGACCTACCCTAAAAAGATAGTTATTAAACCTGTATCAGGAGCTGACACACTAATTGTTGCATCGCATTTTACTCCTAATTCTCCAATATACGTATCTATTTGTCCACTAGCAGGAACTTGAAATTTAATAACACTACCAGTTTTATCTGTAATATCAATAGTACCTGCAACATCTGAATACGCATTTACAGCTATAATTCTTGATGTAGCACTTGTAGCTACTATTACTCCTGACCCTGCTCTTGACTTTGATTTAATATTTGTTGTCATAGTTTATCCTTATAGTAGGGAGAGTATTTTACTACCCTCCCTAAAGTTAATGGTTATTAACCACCTGGGTTTCCGAACCAACCTCTCCAGTCAGATACTCCAAATGAATATCTTTCTCTGGCTTTAAATCTGAGGTTACCAGTATCAAAATCAGGTTCCATCTTAGTTTGTAAAGGTGTTCTTACAAACATCTTAGTTCCATTTGGTACGTCAGTTTTAAGGAACCATGCATCGGTATCAGTAAAACGTCTGTTTGAATAGAACCCTTCTGGAATCAGACCCATATGTCTAACAGCATTTATTCTGTTAGCAAGCACAGCAGTATCTTTTGCAGCAGAAGCAGGGAAACCGATTGTGTTTCCTGCAGCATCTGTTTGTGCTAGAATATTGGTTGAACCAGGAGAACCTAATACTTGGTCAGCAGTAAATATTAAATCTACTGGTACATGTAAAGATACAGGAGAAGAACCAATTAAGATACCTCTGTCATCTGTATATTTTTGTACTAAGGTTATAGCATTCTCTAATGAACCTTCTGATAAGTCAGCACCAGTAGCAGTATTGCTTTGGTTACCTGCACTTACAGTTGGGTGAGCATTTGAGAAAAATGCTACTCCGTCACCGATTTGGTTAGCAGCAGCAGCACTAAAACCAAAGTTGTAGATATCTGCAGCTTTAGCTTGTTTTGTGCTTGCCATAGCTCTAGCTAAACCTTTTGCTCTTAATTTAGCAAAAGAGTCATAGAGGTTGTCCTCCATGGCTTCTTCGGTAATTGCAAAAGCTAATGCGATTGTTTCGTTGGTATACCTTGCAGTATAACTCTCAGAAGCATCGTCAAAAACGACTGCAGCACCTTCTTGTTTAACAGGAGCTTCACCAAATCCTGTAAACAGAACTTCTTCTTCAAAAGCTCTGTCTGAGTTTTCTATTTCATAAAGAGGTTCGTGTTCGTTATTAACCTCACCATACTCCAATCCAAAAACTGAATTTAGTCCAGGAAGGAGTTCTTTGCTTATAGCAGCTCTATTTATAGCCATGTTATATTTCCTTTCCTATTAAGCAGTTGAGACTGTAGTTGTGACATAATTGTCAAAATGATTATTTAATCTAACTTCATACCAAGGATATTGGTCTGTAACACCTGCTGAAGTGCAAGTATCAGTATCCCATGGGGCTCTTCTAATTACTCTTAAATTACTTTGAGCATCTCCACATCCACTTGAGTCAAATACATAACCACTATTACCTGTTATTTTAGAACCTGTTCCAACAATCCAAGGTACGTTAGTTGGTTTAGGCATACCTACACCAGATACTGCAACAACTGAAGCATCTCCTTGAATAAAATAAGTTTGAGCAGGGTCTCTAGATATATGAATTTTTATATCTGTTCCTGAAGTTCCACTTTCCCAGTATCTTCTAAATACTTGTTCTCCGTCGACATTGACATAACTAATTCCTTGAAACACACCAATACACTTGTCGGAAGCATCTGCAGGACTTGCTTTAACAGAAGTACTTGCATATGCAATTAAAGGGTCACCGACGTACATGCTACCTAAAGCAGCAGAAGCAACTGTAGTTGTTGGCTCCCAAGAAATAGTATCAATACCAGTAGAATTGGAACCTTGACCGTTTTTTCTCGCAAGAACTAATCCACGAGGGGCATTTACACTAGCCATAGTTTATTCCTTTCTAAATAATGTGTAAGAGTATTACTCCTGAAAAGCAGCAGTTTTTCCTCTTACGGTTTGCGTTGATTTACTAGTATTAGAAATTGGCATACGAGAGTTATTGTTTCTCATTAACTGACTGTTAACTGCATCCATTAAATCTCCTGCCTTTTTCTCATAAAATTTTTGTCGAGCTACATATCGTTGCTTTGGTAATTTTGCCAAAGCTAAGTCCCCACGACAGACTGTTCCGTTGTATCGACCACCCTCTCTCACGAAAGAGGTTGAAGCCATTTCAGGAACTTCCGTAGGAAGAATAAATTTCCATCCAGTTTGCGTTTTTTTACCTACGTTAGCTATATCATCTTGTCCACGCATAGCCACTCGAATCCAACGTAGTACCATTCCCTGTTCTTCAAATCTTTTTTGAACAGCATCAGGTATTTCTAATGCATTTGGTTCTGTAAATGTATATTCTTCTTCTCTAGTTTCCATTTCCCTAGTTTCTTCAGTACGTGATTTTACTCGTGTTGTTGTTGTATTATTTGTTTTAGTCATATTAATCTCCACGTTATATTACATTTGTATACTCACCGTCAGCTTGTGCAGCTTTCAGTTTTTCTTGAGCATACTTCTCAAGAGGTATACCCCATTTTTCAGCAAGCTTAACATCGTTTTGTGAAAGCTTAACTTTCTTTTTAGAGTTCGGAGAAGTACGTGAGCTTTTCCCAACCACTTGAGCAGGTTGTGACGTGTTTCCTGCAGCACGTTCATTTGGAACTTTTCCATTCGTTTTAAACTTATGTGGAAAGTTTTCTTGCATTCTTCTATCAATTTCTTCATAAAATTCATCATCAGTAGTGCTATATCCTTCAGCTTTTAATTCTGCATCAACAGCTAATGCTGCTGCTGTCATTACTCTATCAGGACCAAACCAAGTATTTTTTGCTGCCCACTCTTGTGCTTTAGGGTCAGGTTGTGGTATTGGTCTTTGTACTGGTTGAGTTGGTTGAACTGGA